TGCCATCACTGGTAGCAAGAGAATTTGCTTGCGGTGGTGTAATTCCGTTATCGCTAGGAATATATACAACTTCCGTAGAAGTAATATATATACTATCTCCGTCTTTACCATCATCGCCCTTAAATTTTGACCATGCATATTTTTTATAATCTGTACTGTCTGCTTTGATATTGTCAGTATATACGCCTATATAGGTTGCACCTTCATACTCACAAACGTTAAAGTTTACGCTTCCATCGGCAGATTGAGCATATGCGAAATGCACAAAAGAATCTTCACCATCTTTTCCATCTAAACCAGGTGTTCCATCAGCACCGTCCTTACCTGAAAAACGACTCCAAGTATAAGAACTTGCAGTAATAGGATCGTTTAAATTTGTATCAACACAAATACCAATGTACGCAGCCGGAACTTCTGTCAACATATCATCAGTAGGATTTGCTACAGAACTATATTTAATATGAATATAAGTGCTAATACCATCCTTACCATCTTTTCCTGGAATACCTTGTATTCCTTGTCCACCAGTTGCACCAGCTTTAAGTTTTGCAATACGCAGCTTTTTACTTATGGCAATTTTACCCATATAAATGAGATCAAATACTACTTCTCCACGGTCGGTAGACAGTCCCTTTAAGGTGTAGCGATATTTAGTTTTATCCCATTCACCAGTAACACCACTTGTTGCAGTGATTGTCCAAGATAAGTCGGATGACTTTGTGATATCAGTGCTTCCAGAAAATACAGTTACATTTGTATAGCAATCCGTAAAATTACCACCATTACCATTGGAATCAGTCGTAATGCCTATATATTCATTGTCAAGTTGAACCACAAGAGCAGATGCTTCTTGCTTGATTGTTTTATCAATATAAGAGCCAAGATCATCACTGGTTGTCATCTGAATATGTTTGCCGTTAATTTTGATATTTCCATCATCATCGACATATACATATTTAGTGTAAGATCCATCTTCGTTCTTTCGCTGCAAAGTAAACAAATCTTTATTTGTATCGTTTGCGTCCGAAGTAACAGTAAAACCATTTTCGTCAATTTTTACTGAACCAGAAGTGTTATAGATTCCAACTTTATTTCCGAGAATAATGTTACCGACAATTTTATGAGCGATAATTCCATAGTCCTCTTTGTATGTACCAGATTCAGGATCAAAGTAAATATACTTACCAAGTCCAGTTTGAACAGTCTTCCAACCATCGTTTGTATAGTAAAAGCCATGATTGATTATTTTTGTTTGCTCAGAACTGTAATCATCACCAAACTCATTTTTTTCACGCATGAGCAAACCAGTCTCATCCACAACCATATTTTGATTGTCTGCAGCATTTACAATTTTCTTGTTAGTAAGGTTTAATCCATTTTCAACCATATCCATGATGTGTTTGTTGGCATTATTACCCTTATTCGCTTGATGCTGCACCATTGAATATGATGTTGACATAGACTGAGCTTGTGATAAGATACTCTGGATATCAGAAGCAGAATTTAATCCATAGGTTACATCAGAAAATTCTACATTCAAAGAATCAAGATTATCATAATCAATCTTATATGAAGTCAAACGCAATTTATAAATTGTTTCATCAATCTCTATACGAACCCAATTACCAACATCAAAATTTACTAAGAGTGGAGAAAATGTTGCATCACCTTTCACGAAATATAATTGATCGTGTGACACAATATTTACACCAGCCAAAGTAACAATTGGAACAGGAGATGATTCAACATCTTGTTCTTTTACGAGCAAAAAGTTACTCAAATTACAACTAATGGTATGTTGCAAAGTAGCAGATTTTACAATTTCACGTTCCGCATTTTTGATAAATTCTTTGGCTTGCATGATAAGTTCTTTGTCTGACAATCCATCAGAAATGAAATTATCATTCTTATATGTGTCATCACGTCTAAATGAACAAAACTCAGTCCAAAGTGAATTCCCAAGATAAGTATGCAAATCCAAATTATTCGCAATAACCTGTCGCTGCTTTTCGATATAATCAAGAACACCTTCTGGATTACTTTTAGAACCACGCAATTTCAGAATTTCAGATTCACGTTCCCTCAACTCATCTTCAATCCATATGCTTTTACTGTAATATGGATAATACATTGATTCATACATATCATTTTCTGGATCAGCAATACCTTGTTGAATTAGAATGTCTAAACAACCTCTTACAATACTTGCAAGAATATTCAAATTATCGACACTATAAAAGGACAAAGCCTTTTTGAATTCAGCCTCGTCCTTTTTAAATAAAGCAACTGTTCCAGTAGCATCAACATCATTTTTTTTCATTGCTTTTTCAAGCTGACATTTAATAAAATCCGATGTAGCATCTGATACATATATTGTTATAATTGATGTGGTTGCCTTATCATTCTCATCTGCATAACTTGATAGAGTGATAGTTCCTTTCCAAACATTCCCACTGTATGAATCATTTGTTGCTGTAATTCTATACAATGATGTGTCTACAAAAACTTTCGCATAATTTTGTAGAGCCAAAGTAACCGTAGATACAGACGCTTTATTGGCATTTTGAATACCAAGAGGTGAAAGCGTATTGGTAGTCAATTTCTTGATTTCTTGTGCAGCCGTTGTTTTCGTCCCACGTTCTGAGACTGGTGCAAGAGTAGTTTTTAATAAACTGTAAAAATTTAAAGCAGAATAATATAAATCTGTTAAAGAAGAGTACCCTACAATTGGATATTTCACATTCATTAAAGAACTATCGTACAACTTATATTTATTGATTAGTGTATTGTAATCACTAATAACAGTAGATGGAATATCAATTTTTTTATCTGATGAATATGAAGCATATTCTTTTTCGTAAGTAGATAATTTGTCACGTAATGTTTTTGACATATCGGCACGAACAGAATCACTAAAATACCAAATATATTGACTTCCACTTGGATTTATATTTCTAATTGTGGCTGTCATTAAATCATCACCAGCGACCAAACGAAAACAGTTTTTTACTTCATCCTTATTTGAAGAATACGAAATATTTCCGGCGAAATTTTCATGGCTTAAAAAGATACCACTATCTGAACCATATCCAAATTTAATATTAGCAGAGTTACATTTGGTACACATTTTGTTTGTGAATGTTCCACGTTCTCCACATTCCATACAAACATCGTTTAAATCATAAACAGAAATTGTCCTGTGGATTTTTCCATCATTATTGACAGATTCGCCATAAACAAACAAACATTCTACTTCATTTGCGATATCATCAAATGCGCCTTTTATAGTAGAACCATCCCATGAAAATGTTCTTTGCAAATTAGCGATAGAGGAATCTACATGAACAATTGTATAATGGGATGCTTTATCTTTTAAAATTCTATCTAATGCAGATCCTTCTGGATTAGTTGGATCATATATAATAGTAGGGGTGTAATCGTCCCTTGCAATATCATCCTCTGTGTTGATTTCAATATCATTTAAACTAAGCTGTCCAAGTTCAGCTTCTTGTAAATGAACACCTTGACAGTGTTTTATAGTAGCATCATCCTCATCTGTTTCAACGGAAAGTTCATACCACGGATTAAAAGATGCTGTGTCAAGATGTGGGATATAGATCAATCTAAAGTCTCTAATGTCGTTCCATAATTCACATGTAACATTATCAACCTTTTTATAAACATCAAAAGTAATTTCAGCAGCTTGTGCAAGATCATTTTTATTGGTAAGTGAATGAACATTATGAATAATTCCTTGTTTTGTACCACCACGATAAGCCAATACGAGATCAGGTGCAATAGGCTGTCCATCTGGACTTATTTCTATAAGACCACCATATAAAGAAGTATTCATTATGCAATCACCACCTTCGCTATTGGGTTATATGAAATTGAGTATGTACAAGGTAAGTTAAATGTCAGTTTATTAACTGTTTTGCCATACTCATTGTTAATTCGTATAAACTTATAATTAAAATCATCACCCAACTCATGAGAATTATTACTTGACATAATTTGCAAAAGATGAGTGAAAGTCAAAGTTTCACCAGATGAGCAACCACGCACAACAGTTGTCCGTTTATCGTACTCATTAGTGATTTTTAAATCACCAGCAGATTTAAGTGTTATTGTAATATCAGGATACAGATAACCTTCTTCATCGCTTGTGTCATTGATACTAATTGATCCGTCCTTGTCAACAGATCCACTAAAATTCAATTTATCCTTATAGCCGAACGGGGCAGTGGCAGTAAATGTTAGATGAAAGCCTATACAGCCAAAAGCATAATGAATTTCTTCTATATTAAATGTACCATTCCAAAAGTAACCATCATATTCATCACTACATAACCGCAGCTCAGATGCATTGGGAGATCCAAGCCATCTTTTTATAACTGCACATTCAGTTGGAGAAATTAAATTTTTATTGTTTTTATCGCCTATTTTACATATTGAGAATTCCATAACTAATTGGCTGTTATATGTATAATATAAAATAGGAAAATATTTACTTCCAAACATTGAAATAGAAGTAAAATCTCTTTGAGAGTCAGTAGTCGCAGTATTTGCAGACGAAGCATCATCAAAATCGCATACCATATATCCATGACTACTTAATTTTTCATCACGAAAAATAAAATCATAACCATACATAATAATTCCTCCATTAGTTTATTGTGAAAAATAACTGTTTACTTTTGACGTTTCATATTTTTTACTAAGTCATCCATTTCTTTTTTATATTTTTTCTTCATAGAATTAACAGACATAATTGCCTGAGAATATTTTTCTTTTAGTTCTTTTATATCCGCTATACCGTCACGATAGATTTGCTCGGATTCTTGTATGTCAGATATAACTTTTTCAAGAGAGGATATCTTCTGTTTCAATATAGTATTTTCTTCGATAAGTTCTTTATTTTTGAGTATTAAAGAATCATTCGATTTCAGAAGTCGTTGAATTTTTCTTTTTTGCATTTCTTTTTCTAAAATCATGTTTTACTCCTAATAAAAATGAAGGGCGTATTACAGCCCCTCATTTACCACTTATATTTATTTTTGGCTAATGTGCTTTTACCAGCAACAACACCAATCGTCATAGCTTGAATCATATCTTCAAACTTTTCATCCTTTTTTGCACGATTCATAAATTCCTCATAGTTTGTTACATTTGGCAGATTAAATGTAACTTCACCTATGCTGTTATTATTTACACGCATATAAGGTTCAAGACCAGAAAGAATACCATTATTAAACAAGTTCCCACTAATAAATCCAGACGGATCGCTTGCCATATCCCATATGTTTCGTGTGGCATCGGCGGTAAGCACACTGTCACCTTTTGCGATATGAGTTACAATAGCGTTCTCAGATGGCTTGACAATAGATTCACTACCAAGCTCATTTACCCACGCATTTTCAGCTTTCGGAGCATTTTTCAGACCGACAGCATATTTATTATAATGATATGGTGAAAGATCACGGATTCCCTGGTATCTACCAACCCACGCACCAGAACGTACATAACCTTCTCTGCCCATCTGATTTACGATACTTTGAACTCTATTGGCATCAAAACCTTTAGCTTGCAAACGGCTAACTCTGGTATTTCCAGTTCCCCAACCATAGTTACCGTTCCAAATAGCAAGAGCAACACCATAGTAATCCTTATCGGTTCGTGCCGGTTTTGATGGTGTAGAATGAGTATTGTTTGACGGTTTTGAAGGTTGACTTGCTGGTTTACTTGCTTCCGTCTGTTTCTTTGTGGCTTCCGCTTTAGCTTTCGCCTCTGCATCTGCCTTTGCAATCAAAGCATCAGTATAAGCTTTAATACCAAGAATCGCATTCAATGTAGAAGTATTCTGTGTTAAGAACTGATCGCCATATTTAGAAATAACAGTGAAAGCACCACCATCATTCGTCCAGATAGAATTCATGGTTTCTGACAATGTATAGCCAACATTTGCACATTCTTGTTGAATTGTATCGCTAATAGAAGATGAATTTGCATTGATTGAATCAATCATGTCAGATAAAAAAGCATCAACGTTATCCAATCTTGCATTAAGAGATAACTCATATTCATTATACAAATCATCTAATAATTTTTTCTGGTCTGTGATGTATCTGTCATACTCTGTTTCTTGCAATTCTTCCATAGCTTTTGATAAATCAACCTGGATTTTCTGAATTGTAGCTTTAGTTTCCTCTGAATTATCTCCGGCATAAGCTGATAACTGTTTCTGCAAAGAAGCAATTTCATCAGATTGTTCTTTTACCTTTTTCTGATAATCATAGAGGTCTTTTGCACTATCCAATGAATCTGTATAAGCATCTATCAAATCTTTGAGAGAATCAAGCTGCGCTTCAATTCCGTCTTTTACCAAATCAATCATAGCCTGTTTTTCATCTTCGGCAGCAAGAATAGATTTTCTCTGTAATTCGAGAAGTTCCTGTCTACGTTCAATGAGGTCAGTGTTATATGGATCTTTGGCAATTTCCGCATTTAACTCTTTGATAGCTTTGGCATATTGGTCAGCTTGTGCCATATCGACATTGTAATTCTGCCCATGTAACCCCATAGTTGCCATGCCGGTATCTGTCATTTGACCTTTATCATCAAATAACTTTCCATTTGCCATTAAGTCAATGAGGAAATCTGCTTCATCGGTAATATTTGATATACGGTCTTCCATATAATCAAAATATTCCCAATCAAGCTCACGCATTGTTTTCTGATATTCAAGCAGTGAGAGATTAGATTCATCAATTGCCTCTTTGACATCATTGATGCTTTTCTGCATCTCATACCATTGCTCAGAACCCTTTTCGATTTCACCAGAAGCCATTGCCTGATTGAAAGATTCTGTTAAATCAACTAATTCTTTTTGGAGAATTGCCTGATTTTCTTTTTCAGCTTTTTGGAGAGCTTGGTAATAAACCTTGCTTCCTTTTAAGCCTTTTGCTTCCAGTGTATCAAGCCCAGTGTTATATGTATCAGTCAAATGTTGTACAAGAGCCAACTGGTTATCAAAATCAGTGGAAATGTTACTGAATCTGTCAGCATATAACTGGGCGATTTCTTCGTGTAAATCGGCTACAGCGTCTTTTGCTTTAATCGCTTTTTCATAAAAGTCTTGAAAATCCTTAATCTTATCAGACAAGTCTTCATCAGTAATCGTGGATATATCAATCGTGCCATTCTTTACCTTATCCATCCAGTCAGATGATAAACCGACAGAATTAGCCTGTTGCATATATCTGGTGTATGCTTGATTCTGAGTATTGATTTGCTGAGTGATTAAAGAAATTTCATCGGCAGCAGCACTATTACGTTTTGCCAACGTTTTGAATGCGCTTTCTGCTTTTACTCTATCAATCGCTTCACTGATTCGATTTATAGCAATTTCAATCCAGTCAAATGTTTCTTCAAAATCTTTTTCTATTGAAGAACTGCTTGAACTAGAACTTGATTTACTAGAAGAAGATGATCTTCCACTAGAACTGCTTGATTTTCCAGAAGACTTACTGCTTGATTTTCCAGAAGACTTACTGCTTGATTTTGATGAAGAACCGCCACTTGTAGAAGGAAGCCTCCAACCACTAGCATAAGCAGTACCACCAAGATAAGAACGTCCCCTAGAGTTAATCTTGCCACTTGATAAAAGTTGGCGTGATTGCTCTGCATCGAATACAATAGAACCTTCTGGAATATGGGCAAATTCAGCACCACGATCTCCGACAGTCCACCATTGATTACCATTGACAACAATTTCTTGTCCTTCTTCACCTGTTAAAGCATCTTCAGATACTTTTGTCTTCCAACTGTCTTTAAGCCAACTTGTATCAAACAATGTTCCAGAAGCTCTTGCCGTACCACCATAACGAGCAGTACCAAGTAATTTACCCTTTCCAGTAGAAGAATATGTATCTATATGATGCGTATAGATATACATATTTGAGGTTTTGCCATTTACACCATTCAAAGCAGAAGCAGCACTACTAGCAACAGAAGTCGCATTTTCTGTAGCTGTGATATTTGCCTTTGGTGATAATTTCGGTTGCAAAGAATTTAAAGCATTGTCTACAGTCTGGATTTCGCCAGTTGCAGTATCAGTGATGGAAATTTCACCATTCAAATATGCTTCTTTTTGTTCTGGTGTAAGAGAATTCCAAGTATTGATAACCCATGTTGCTTGATCTTCGGCAGACAATGATGCAAATTTTGGATTTGCACTTGCATCATTCCATAACTGAATCAACTGAGTTGCATAATCTTCTGAATATAAAGCACAAGTTTTAGAAATTAACTCACGTTTATTAACATCCTCGATTACAGGTGTTGCTTGATCTTCCGCAAGAATATTAAATGTGAGTGTATTATCTTCACCTTGTAAAACCTCTATTTTTTTCTGAACACCATCAATTTCGGCGGTATAAGTAATCGTACCGTCTTGATTTTTAAGAGCCTTTACTTCATCCTCAATGCCATCACCATCAACGTCAGCATTAAATGTAATAGAGCTTCCAGAAGCAAGCTGTTCAAGTTGTGATTGAATTTCATCAGTTGAAAGTTCCGCATTAACATGAAGCTCTTGAGGTTTGCTAAAGAAATCTTCCCATGCACTTTGTACTTCTTCTATAGAACTGTCAGTATTGATTTCTGGGTGAGTTTCAGAAAAAGCATTGAGTATGGATTTTTGTAATTCTTGAGTATTCTGGATTTTCGCTTGAATCTCAATAAATTTATTACTACCATATTCCTCTTTTGAAAGCTGGTCGTATAAGTCATTGATTGTATTTTCATTGACTTTTATCTTAGCTTGTACTTCTGCAGAAACATTATCAACTTGTAAACCTTGTTTGGCAGTAGTGAGATATTTTTGATTGGCAGCCAATACCTCTGCATTCGTATCTGCATTTTTACCGCCTTGTCCAGATTGTTTTGCTGTCAGTTCATCAATCTGAGCCTGAATAGTAGAAAGGTCATATACAAATTCGATATGTACAATCTGGTCTTCCGTGAGTTCTGTCATATCATCTTGATATTTTTGATACTCGTCATCCCAGTTTTCAATAAGACTTCCAAGATGTTTTTTAAGCTGTCCGTCTTCCATATCTTTGTAAACAGAATGAATTCCATCAAGTGCAGTCTTATATCTGTTTAATCCTTCGGCACTGAATACAACATCGTCAAATTCAGCACCATAAGATTCAAGGCTATGCATAAGAGACTCAGTAGCCTCAACACTAATTCCAAGTTCTTTAGCAGCAGCAGCACTATTCTTGAATTTCTTTGTCCAAGAAAATTCGCCATTATCTTTTGTGGCAAATCCGCTCTTAACCAAATCATCGGCAAAATTAGTTACACTCTGAAGTGGGTTATCACTATCAAAGTATCGTTTTATTTTCTGTTGTGCTTTCTCCCAGTATTCCACATAAGCATCAGCATCGTACTTATAATCATCTGGATTTATTTTTCCATATGTCATAAATTGAGCAGCAGTTTGGAAATCATCTGTACCAACCTTGCCTTTCTTGTAAAGCTCCTGTGCTTTACTCAAAGCATCTGCCATATCCGTCCAATCTTGATCCTGATTCTTAGAATCCATTGCAGCCTTAACACCAGCGATAGAACCATCTACCCCAGTGATTGCTTCTGCAGCTTCATCGGCACTTGCAGCTAAATCATTGAAATATTTTGCAATATCGGAAGCGTCTACACCATCAATGGCGATTCCCATACGCTTAATATCATCCGCTGTAAGTTCTGCCTGTTTTGCAGCTTCAAGGAGATTATCTTTAATGAAGTTTTTGCCGGTACTTCCATCAAAGAAAGAATTGATTTTATTTAATTTCTTCTCTGCTTCTGATAAATCAACATTATTGTAAGCATCAAATAAATCATTTATACGATTTACAGTGTCTTCATATCCTGGAAGTACACTACCGTCCGTAGAGAAAAGAGAAGAGTAGTTTGAGTTAATTGTCTCAACATCTTCACTAACTTCTTTTTCCAAGTCACTAACATCTGATTTGAGATTTTTAAGCTGTTTTGTCTTCTGCTCATACTCAGTATCAGCTTGCCAGAAATGCTTATGATATTCCGGCTCCATGTTAGCAATTTCTTCTTCAAGTTTTACTTGCTCTGCTTTCTTCTCATTAAGTTTTTCTTGTTTAGATGTAGCACGATCAATGATATCACCAGACATATATTCCATAATTGGCATACCATTGGTGTCAGTCATCATATATCCATTTTTATCTTTAAGGAAATCGCCAGTTTGCCATGTTAAATCTTTCGTCAAAACATGGTTCGCATCTTCGGCAGCTACACCTTGTTGATAATTAGCCAATTTTTGTTTGATTGCTAACTGTCTTTCAAGCTGGTCGTTTTCAGCCTGTAATTTTTGAAGTTCTGCTTCTTCGGTTATGGTAAGAGAATCCATAGAATTCAATTCTGAAATACGGTCTTTTACATCAGAAAGCTGAGACTCTAAAGATTCTACTTCGCTTGCTGTTTGTTCATAAGCACTACGAGATTTATCTGCTTTTTCTACGGCTTCATCAAATGATTCTGTGACAAGATCGGCTATGGCAACAACAGCAACGATGCCAGCAGCAATAGCAAGAAATCCACCCAAAGCAGCAGTAGATATACCTATCGCACTAGCAAGACCTTCAAAACCTAATGATGCTGCAGCAGCAACATCACCTAAAGAAGTTAAGCCACCAGCAGCGGACATAGCACCAATAAGATCTTTTATCGCCAATAATAATCTTGCAAATAATAATAGTAATAAACAGATTTTTGTGATATAATTATAAATAATATCAAACAATAAGGAGAAAAATATGGCACTTATTAAATGTCCTGAGTGTGGAAAAGAAATTTCCGACAAATCAAAACAGTGCATTCATTGTGGTTATCCACTTGATGAATTAAAAATAAATAATACCAACCAACTCTACAAAATTGTATTAACAGATCATGGCAAAAACAAAGTTCAAACAATTGCCAAAATCCGTGAATTTACCGGCATGGGATTAGCCGAAGCAAAGAAATTTTCTGAATCTTTGCCACAAATAATTCAAGCTGGTATTAGTATGAATGAATGCGATTTAATACAGTCACACTTTTTGTCAGTCGGTGCGACCGTAGAAATTCAGCCAGATACCGAATCTGTTTCAAAAAATACAGTCTTAGAGAATAAACCAATAACAAAAGCTGTAGTTAAAGACAAAAATGTAATTGCTTGTCCGAAATGTGGATCTACTGCTATCGTAACCACAAATAGAGGATTCTCTATAATAACTGGATTTATTGGCTCTGGAAGCCCACGTAATGTATGCCAAAATTGTGGATTCAAATGGAAACCAAGAGCATAAATTATTACCATTATTGTTTGCAAGATTAGATATACTACTTCGTGTATTGGACTACAATGACAGTTTGGTTACTGACGAGTATATCAACATAACTATGATGTATAATCATGTTTTATTCGACTGTCTATCACACTTGCCTATGGCAAGCGAACTCCCTTACAGTCTGTGAACCTTCCCGTTTATCACAGATTCCAACGTGATACAAACCTATAAAATAGGAAAGGGGATTGGATGCTGACTATCCATTGTCCTACACAGTATACTTAGCATTATTTTTTAGCATATATACATTTTGACGTATAGTGTAAATTCAAACTTTTTTCTGCATTTCTGCGACTATCACGCCTATCCGTTAGGATTACGTTGTAGCGTTGAATTATTAGGATTTCCCAGCAGTTTGAAAGTTTATGCATCTATGGACTCACACCCATAGAGGGCAAATTCTTTACCAAAATTTTTAATTAGTGCTACAATTCCAACACCAGCACCTATTGTTCCTAAAGCACCAATGTGGTCGATTACTGTAGTAATTGCTTCCGCAATTTCTGTCAGACCAGAAACTACGCCTTTTACGAAACCAGAATCTAAGAAAGAATTTGAAAGTCCTTCCCATGCAGCTTTGAGCTGATTTACTCTTGCTTCGATAGAATCCATGTATTTTTCGTGTTCTTGCATTGCAGAACCTTCAGAATTCATGGATACATCAAGGGCTTGTCTTGCAACGTCAAAGTTCTCCATAAGAGATGCCATTACATTACCTTGATGTTTTCCGGCAAGCAATTCAGTAATACTTGCCTGTTGAATATCCGTTAAGTCTTTCCATTTCTGAGATAACTCGTCCATGATTTGATATGTAGACTTAAAGGTGTTTTTATCAAGCATAATATCTACACCTGATAACGCTTTTATTTCTGCTTGAAGTTTAGCAGTAGATTCTGCCATACCATCTGTTTCCAAACCAGCTTCTTCAAGCTCAGTTGTTGCGCCACGTATACGCATTGAGATCGTCTTAAACGCATTACCGACTCTTGGAGCGTCCTGAACTACTGTATTAGCAGCAGTAATTAACGCTATGGTTTCATCAAGAGTGTTATTTGCAGCAGCCATTGAAGATGCGGATCTTGTTAAGGCATCACCAATACCGCCGGAACTGATAGCAAATCTGTTACCTACTTCATTGAATTTATCAACAATAGAAATAGCATCATTGGCTTGTATACCAAATGCTTGCATTGTTGAAATTACACTGGAACTTGCTTCATCAATGCCAGAAATTTCGTCACCAACAACACTATAGATATTGGCAACTTCTGAAAGCTGTGTAGCGTCAGCCATTGAGTAACCAAGTCGTGCAAAGTTAGCTGTTGAATTTACATAGTCGGTAATAGTCGTGCCAAGTTCTACAGAACGCTTTGAAGCATTTGTAAGAAAGCTAGAATAAGCGGAATCCGTTTCATCTGTAACTTTCTTCAATTCTGTCATGGCACTATCAATATTTACTACATTTGAATA